AGGTATGTACCTATTACAATATCACTAATGAAGAGATTAGAGGCAAGAAGAGGTACAGAACTATTGTAACGGCTAGACATATGTCTATGTTTCTAATAAGAACTAGACTTAAGTTAAAGCTTAAATCTATTGGCGATTTGTTTGGCCGTGACCATAGTACTGTTATGCACGGCATAGCATCTATACAGGATCAATCCGATGTAGATGAGTTAATTAGTGCTGACATAGAAAACCTTATCAATATTTTATAAACAAAACACCAAAAACTATGAGTGATTTTTCTAATTGGGATGAGCAAGAACAAAGATTGTTTATTGCTAAAATCATCCACAACATCAACTATTCACAGAACAATTTAGTACTTATGAAAGCTTTAGTAGAGCTATGGGATACATACCCAGTTCGTGAAGCATTGTTCTTTACACAAAATTTAATCAACCAAAAAACCCTACAAAATGGAAATGCAATTAACTAATCCTTCGTATGAATTAATCAACAAGGATTCAATGCTGAAATTATCTACTGAATTATCTCAGTTGATAAAAGAAAAAGGACTCTCAAGTAATATACAAGGTAAACAATTCGTTAATGTTGAAGGTTGGCAATTTGCTGGTGCTTCACTTGGATTAATGCCTATTATCACATCAACTCAAGACTTATCAAATGAAACTGCTATTAAATATATGGCGACTTGTGAAGTACGCAATATTACGACAGGTCAGCTCGTTGCTACTGGTATTGCCTTATGCTCGAATGCCGAAAAAACTAAAAGATACTTTGATGAATATGCTATTCTTAGTATGGCACAAACAAGGGCGATTGGCAAGGCTTATAGGAACTTACTTGCTTGGTTGATGAAGGCTGCTGGATTCGAGGCGACACCTGCTGAGGAGATGGACTTCGCTAAAGAGGAAGCACCTACCAAAAAACCTAAAGTAGTTGAGGTGGTAGCAGAGGAGATTCCTGTTGAAATAGATAGAGTGAAACTTCTTAATGAAATAGGTGCTATAACTAGGATGAAAGATTTAACAGAAGTATTTTTTTCACATAAAGCTTACATTGAGAATGATGAATTTTTAATGAACCTAATGAAAAGCAAAAAAGAATCGTTAACAACAAAAAAGAAATAACATGAGTAATTTACTACCATCTATTGAATTAAATTCAATTACACCATCCAAATTTAGCATAGAACTCCTAAAACAAGTGGTTGTAACACACTTTAGGGAAACAGGCGAGAATCCCCTTGAGATGCTCGTTAAAGCAGAAGCATTAGTTCAGTTGTTAGAAGGAATTAGGGCTGAATTAAAAGAAGATGTTATAAGTCAGTTAGACCTGCATCCTCAAGGCAAAGCAATCGTGCTTGATGCTGAGATTAGCAGAATAGAATCAGGAGTTAAGTACGCCTATGATGGTGACCATACATGGCTTAAGTATAACCAAGAGCTTGAGGCTATTAAGTTTAAGCAAAAAGAAAGAGAGTCATTGCTTAAGACTATTAAAGAACCATTGGTTGATCCTGAAACTGGCGAGATGATTTATCCTGCACCAAAGTTTAGTACAACAACATTTAAAATATCCTTAAAGAAATAACATGAAAGTATTAGCAATCATTAAGTTTTTCTTTATAGCAGTACCAATAGCGGTGCTGCTATTAATATTCTGTGAAACTTATTACAAAATCAAAGCAATAAAACGATTATTTTGATACTACAATTAGAACAAACAATAGATGTTTTAACCCCATTAGGCTATGGAAAAGCAATCGCATGGATTGATTACGGAACTGATACTAACACCATATGGAAAGTGGTGTGTTACGATACAGGAAGAGTGCGTAACTTTTACGATGATGACATACTCGTTTACCCAAATGAAATGGATGGCGGTAAGGTAGATGAGAATTATTTTTCTAAAAGGGAGTTCCATGAAACAAACCAATCATTTATCAAGGGCCTAAAAAACCACTTTAAACCGAAACCAGATGCCGAATGAGATTAAAGGATTAGAGAACTCTATTCCAATTAGAATGGTTTATACTGACACTATGGAAGAGGTGCTATTTAAGTCGGCAGCAGCGGCTAGTCGTAAGACAAAGATAGCATCACAAGTGATCCGTGAATCGCTTAACCCTGTTGCTCGTAAGCGTTTTATAGTGGATAACAGAAAGGTAGTTTTTAGGATTGCTAAAGAAGTTTAGTATATTTGCTCTGTAATATGCGACATTACAAAAAAGAGTTTATTGGGCGGAAGATGAACAGGAAGTCGCATTTCCTGTAAGTCTGAAGCCCTTTTTTTATTTTTATGAATCATAATTGGTTTGCAGTCCTTCCTGCACAGGTTTTATTAAGCAAGGTGCTTACAGATAAGCAAAAGTTGTTAATAGCTTTAATATCTAATTTAAGTAACGAAAGAGGCTATTGCTTCGCATCAAACAGGTATTTAGGTGAGTGTTTAGATTGTGGTGAATCTACGATTAAAGACCACTTAAAGAAGCTTGAGGATATGAAAATACTTGGTAGGATTATTAAACTAAAAGAAAATGGTGATTTTGACTTTAGATCATTAGTAATTAACATAGAGATACCTAGGTCAGAAAACAAACCCACCTCAGCCAGAAAATCGGCTAACCCCTCAGCCGAAAAACTGGCACATAATAATATAGTTATTAATAATATAGATATAATACCTAATAAGATATATAACGACAAACAATCTTTTGTTTCTAGGTTAGATGAACTAAAGGATAAACTAGGTAACCAATATGATTCTTTTTTATCTTACTGGACAGAAGAAGATGCAAAAGGGAAGATGAGATTCCAAGACCAAAAATTCTTTGACATAAGTAGAAGAATAGCTACATGGACAAAAAACTCTAAGAACTTTGAACCAGTAGCAACACAAAACACCAAAATAAAACTAAAATGACACCAAAAGAAAAAGCACAAGAATTAGTAAATAAAATGGCATTTGAAGTATGTAAAACAGATGCAAAACAATGTGCATTAATTGCAGTAGAGGAAATTAAAGAAGCCATATTTTGGCATCCTTTTGAATCGCCAAATTTTGAATTAGAATATTGGCAAGAAGTTAAAAACGAAATAAACAAATTATAATGCAAGTCATTGACCTTCCTAAAAACACAGAGATTGAACGCAATATCCTAGGCTCGTTATTAATCGACAAAAAATCTTTGTCATTAGTAATCAACTACTTAAAAGAGGATATATTCTACGACTATAAGCATAAGCTTGTATTCAGAACGATTAGAGAGATGTACGATAAGAATATCCCAATAGATATTACTACACTCTACCAACGCATCGTAGATGCTAAACAAACGGATCAAGTAAATGCCTACTACCTTTCTGAGTTAACTAAAGATGTGGTATCAACTGCTCACCTAGAAGCCCATATAGAGTTAATAATAGAACTTTATAAGCGTAGGATGTTGGTGGTGCTGGGTGGAGAGCTTGTGGTTGGGGCGACCAATGGTGAAGAGGGAACGATAGACTTTATGGCTGAGGTATCCAAAAAACTCATTCAGCTACAAGAGTTTGGGAATATCTACGAGAAGATGATGGAAGATATTATTTTATCAATCAATTATTCTCGTGATATGGCTCAAAAAGGTGGTTTATTGGGCTATAACACAGGTTTTAACGAGCTAAACAATACCCTATGCGGATGGGTTAAGCCTGACCTAGTAATCGTAGCTGCAAGACCTGGGATGGGCAAGACTGCCTTTATGCTTTCAAGTATCTACCAACTAGCTTGTTTAGATAGCGTTCCTGTGGCCGTTTTTAGCCTTGAAATGAGCTCCGAACAGTTAGTTGAAAGGTTAGAGTCAATCGGCTCACAACTGCCCTTAAAATGGCTTAGAATGAATACTTTGGATGCTACACAAAGAAAGGTTTTATTAAAGACAGATGACCTGTTACTAACCTCACCTATCCACATTGAAGATATGGGCGGTATAAGTGTAACTCAACTCCGAGCAAAAGCCACCATCTTAAAGCAAAAGTATGGAATCAAGGTAATCTTTATCGACTACCTCCAACTTATGAGTGGTACAGGCAAATCAAACCAAAACAGGGAACAAGAGGTTAGCTACATCAGTAGAAGCCTAAAAGCCCTTGCTAAAGAGTTGGAAGTACCTATTATCGCCCTATCTCAATTATCTCGTAGGGTAGAGGAACGAGGAGATAAGATGCCTCAGTTATCTGACTTAAGAGAATCAGGTTCTATTGAACAGGATGCTGATGCGGTTATTATGCTTATGCGACCACATTACTACGAGATGACAGAAGCTATTGAGATTGGTGGTAAAGAATATTCTCCTAGCGATTTAGTAGTTTGTAAGGTTGAGAAGAATCGCCACGGATCAACAAAAAATATAGCATTAAGATTTTTACCTGAAACAATGAAATTTGAAGATTACAATAACTTATGAAAATAATACTAACAATATTGGCTTGGGAAGGACTCAAGATTCTTTACTTTAAAATAATAAACAAATGAAACAAGTGTATGTAAGTAATAATTGGGGTGAAGGGCTAGAGCATGACTACGACATAAAGTATGAAGATGATAAGACAATATGTTTATATTCTAACAATAGCGAATGGGCTGATTATCTACAAGGCCAAGAAGCAGGATCAATTAAAGATATGGGTGATGAATTTTTAATTAAGCTTGGTGAACAAAAGATGAAGCTAGACTATGCAGATATACAAGTACTAAAAATCCTTTTGCTATCTGAGCTAAACGATGTAGATTACTTTGAGATTAGAGAATCAATAACAATTAAAGCATGGCCAAGGGATATAGAAATAGACGGAAATTTGCCATAGAAGAGGCAAAGGCTAAGGATGGTACTTACCAGGCTATTAGACTATTCGCTAAAAGCACAAAGGTTATTGTTATTCATCAAACAGAAGCACTAAAGAAAAAGTATTTCCTACTTGAGTACGAAAATAATGGTGTACCTAGTGGCATAAGTGACACAAGAGCAGAATTTTTTGCATTTAACCTTGATTTAAGGGATAGAATAGTTTTTATAAGAGCAGAGTTCTTAAGGGTTAAAGCAAGGAGATACTGGCGAATAGGTGAGATAAAAGTAAAGGATGGAATCAAGTATGTTAAGATGCCAACAGAAGAACTAATCAGGTGGTACTAACAATATATTAATAATATATTGTAATTTTGGTACATGGCCTACATATCTGCAAGTGATTTAACAAAGATGATGATGGATTATCTAAAGGATAATGGCAATGAAGTATGGAGGAATAATAACCTTGCAGTTAGAGGCAGAGCATTTATAGGAAGGAAAGGAGTTCCTGACATCATTGGTTATAGTAAGAAGTATGGTCACTTTGTTTGCTGCGAGATTAAAGCAATAGGTGACAGACTCTCTTCGGATCAAATGGTTTTTTTAGAGCAGTTAGCTATGGCAGGAGGAACTGCAATGTTATGTCAGCAGATTAGAGATGAATCAATAATAGTTAAAATATATAATCAAGATGGCGAAAGTCAAGACTGGGAGTTCATCAAAAGTGAGCTTCGGCTCAAGGAAACGAGGTAGAGCAAAGAAATCATTTAATAAACATAGTCCTAGGCCAAAGGCTTACATAGGTCAAGGTCGTTAAAACAAAGTAAAATGGAAAAAGTAGAATTAGAAAACAAGATAGAAAAAGCACCTAAAACAGTTAAGAAAGCAAAGGATGAGTTTACACAAGAAACCTATGATTTTTTGCATCAGGTGTTGGTAGATTTTGCAATAGATACAAAGTATAGACCTCAGCTTAAAGTAATCTTACAAAACTCTAAGGCAGAACCAAAGAATAACAGTAGTATTTAATAACCAAAAATAAATAACATGGCAGCAGGTAAAGAAAAGATTTTCCTAGGAAGGTCACAAACAATGAAAACGGCATTTGGGGAGTTTAAGAAAGTATCATTCGGCCCAGATGATTTAAAGAAGATGAATGATTTTGCAGCAACTAATAATGGTTGGGCTAATATCCTTATCAAAGAAAAGAAAGGTTCTACACCAGGTGAAGCAGGTTTCTATATCGAGCTTGACACTTGGGTTAAAGATGGCCAACCAGCCAAGAATCTTCCTTTCTAATAACTATTTAACAAATGATTATGAAAACAAATTACAAAGATGTGGTGGTTAATTTACTAATTTTGCTCGTAGG